CACAAGGGGCGCGGCTATCGGGTGGTGCTGTTCTCCCACAAGAAGACCCCGACCTTTGGCTGGCTCAGGGTCGACGTGGCGAGCAACGTCGAGGTCTGGTCGGGCAAGTTTAGCGATCTGCAGGGAGCGCACCGAAACGCTTGGGAGAGCCTGAAGTCGATCTATCCTACCCTTACGCCGTCACCATGGACGAGGTGCTGGAGATCGTGATCGAGCACATCGACGAGGTCCGCAACACTGAGGACATGGTGAGGCAAGGGGCGCATTTGAAAATGGCTTCCAGGGCGCTCCGATGCGCTCTGGAGATCTATGGTCTGCAACTGAAGGTGCCTAACGAGGAAGTGAAATGAACACCTACGAACTCACCATCAAGATCCCGAATCGGGACGCCTTTTTCGATTTCATCGAGAAGGTCGGACCCAACGCCGGCGAGATGACGGTCAACGTCACCAAGATCATCAAGGAAGACGCCCCGCCGCAGCGGGCCAAGGGTTTCGCCAAGCAGCAACGGCCCCTGCGCAGCTCGAAGGTCAACGACACCATTCTGGCTGAACTGCAGAGGGGGCCGACGACGGTCAAGGACCTCAAGGGAGCTCTCGAAGCCGCCCACCTGTCGGCCGGCTCGCTCTCGACCGGGATCGCCGCCCTGACCAAGGCTGGGCAGATCCAGCGGGTCACCGAAGGCGTCTACGGGCTCACTGAGTTCAACCAGGCGGCCGAGTGATGGATGAGGCGACGCGCAAGCGCCACTTGGTCAGGGACATCAACGCCCTATCGGGCGCCTATGCGCGTCGCCTCGAAGACAAGTGGCTGGTCGGGCTGCTCGATCTCGTTTTCAAGCTGCCCGGCGAGCCATGGATGTGGGCCGAAGGCAAGATCATCGACGGGTTGCAGTTCGAGCCGACCGAACGCCAGTGGGTCGAGGGTAATCGAATCAAAGCCACCGGCACGCTGGTGCTCCTGCTTGGCTGGAAGAAAGCGGACTTTTTCATCTCGCCGTGGGTCAGAAAAGCGCACGTCGACAATTGCTATCGCGGAATAGGCCCGAATCTCCGGACCCTGCAAAAGTACTTGAAGGACATCCATGAATCTCGATGACGAGCTCCGCACCAAGACGACGGTCAACGGCCCCTTCGAGGAAGTGGCGCAGCTGGCGCAAGCGATCAAGTTCGCCATGCGCCGCGGCAAGAACTGGGAACCGATGGCGGTCGAGAGCAAGGAGGCGCTGGAGCAGATCGCCTCGCGCGTGGCGATGATCCTGACCGGCGACCCAAACGAACCGAAGCACTGGAACCGGATCGCGATGTACGCGCGGATCCGCGACAAGGCGCTCGAGCAGACCAGCCTCGAAGGCGGGGTCACCCGCCTGGCGCGGATGCGAGCGCGTGACATGACGCCGGCGCTGTCAGAGGAGCCTGCCGATGTCTGAGGTGTTGAGATACAAGCTGCCTCAGACTTTGGCTGAAGCGCATTTGGAGATCATGAATCAAGCTCGTCAGGCGGATGAGGCTGAACAAGATGTCATTGATCATCCTACCGCGGCCGAAGAGCAGAACCGTCAATTGTGGGAGCAAAACCGGATGCTGCGAGCTGAAAATCGTGGCCTCAAACTTGCGCTCGCCGAGGCGCTCAAGCCTTACGAGGCTGGAGATAAATTTGAAGAGGTATCCATCATCGATTTAGCGAAAGCTATTTTCAGTGACCGCATCTTTGACGGCCCTCATACAGCGTGCGCCGGAATTATCGCTCAGTTTCCTGGCGGTTTGTGGAGAGTTAAGTGAGCGCGCTCGACCCGGTTCAGGTCGCCGCGCTCGATTTCGCCCGCGATAAACGCGGCGTCGGCTGGTTCATGGAGCAAGGGCTCGGCAAGACCCTGTGCGCCCTCGCCGAATTCTCCTGGTACGAAAAGCTGGGCCAGGCCGACCGGATGATCGTGGTCTGCCCGAACACCTTCAAGCGCGGGTGGGTGGACGAACTCGAGAAGCACGGCTTCACCTTCGCCGAGCACATCTTCCAGTCATCCAAAAAGGAAAAAGCCGGCTTATTCGTTAACACCGTCCACAACCGTCCACCGCTGTTTATTCTCAACTACGAGGCGCTGCGGATGCCGGCGGTGCTCAAGGCCGTTTCGACCTGGGCCTCGCGCGGCAAAACCTATTTCGCCATCGATGAATCGATCCAGATCAAGAGCCATGGCAGTCAACAAACCAAGGCGGCTCTTCGACTAGCTGCAGTATGTCGCTGGGTGCGCCTTCTCAGTGGGCGGCCACAGACTCAAGGTCCGCACGACTTGTGGGGTCAACTGCGCGCCATCGGGCTGTTCCCCGACACCGGTTTCCTCGCCTTTCGCAACACCTTCTGCATCATGGGCGGCTATGCGGTGAATGGGGTGCCGAAGGAGGTGGTGGGAGTTCGGAATCCGGAATTGCTGGCCCAGATCATGGCCCCGGTGGTCTTCCAGGCTAAAAAGAAAGATTGGTTGCCGGATCTGCCGCGCAAGGATGCGACCATTCGCGATTACGCGATGTCGACCGAGCAGCTACGCCAGTACAATCAGATGGAGCACCAGTTCTTGCTTTATCTAGAGCATAACGTCGTCACCGTAGACGTCGCTATAGCTAAATACGAGAAACTCGCCCAGATCCAGGTTGGCTTTATATACGACGAAACCGGTTTCGTTCACGAGCTCGTAAAGCCTCTCGAGAACCCCCGGCTCAATCTTCTGCATCAACTTCTGGACGAGGAGGTCGAGGGCAAGGTTTGCGTCGTTTACCGGCATCGGCCGGTCTTTGATCTCTTGCTGAAGGCGCTGGCAAAATACGATCCGGCCTGGATCCGCGGCCGGATGAGACCCGAGGAGGTCGAGGAGCAGAAAACGCGATTCAACACCGACTCTCATTGCCGGATCATCCTTTTGCAAGCCGAAGCCTCCAAATACGGCCATACGCTCTTGGCTGGCCCAGCGGAGGAAGATCGCTGCCGCACCATGATCTTCTTCGAGAACTCTTATAGCGCCGACACCAGGGATCAGGTCGAGGACCGGATCCACCGCCGCGGCCAAACCGGCGAATATGTCTCTTACATCGATCTTTCGGGCTCGGATCTCGACCGCCGGATCGTCAAAGCCCTGCAACGTAAGGACAGTCTTTACAGATCTGTTTTCAAAAACCTCAGGGAGGCGGTGCCGGCATGATCGAGGATTACCACACTCCTGAGAGCCACTGCCTCAATTGCGGCAAGCTGATCGACGGCGCGACGCCGGTCGACGGCGGCCGAGCGCCACAAGAGGGTGACATATCAATCTGCTTAGATTGTCACCACCTTATGATTTACGACGCGAATGTGAGAGTACGGGCGTTAACTGACGAAGAAATTGTGGAAATCGCTGGCGAACCAGAGATGCTTCATGCGATGAAGATCTTGGGTGAATTCAAACGATGGGAAAGGGACAAAAATGCTGCACAGACTCCTACTGACAACCGCGCTGCTCGGCGCGCTCGGCGTGAGCCCCGCTAAGGCGACGCTGCAGATCGAGGTGTTCGACAACGGCGCGCTGATCGACAACATCACTGGCATCACCACCGGCGCAGCGAGCCTCACCACCAACGACGCCAGTTTCGCCAACATCACCATCGCCGCTCAGGGCTCGCCGATCCTGCCGAAGGCGGACCTGTCGAGCGTCACCCTCGACGCCACCGCAGCCGCGGGCTTCATCGGCTCGCACACCCTGACGGTCGACGTCCTGCAGAGCGCCATCGCCGGGATCGGCAACACGCTCTCGACCTTCACCGTCAACGGTCTGACCAACGACCCGGGCCCGACCACCGAGAGCACGTTCGCCGATGGCGGGCTGCTCGCCGCGCACACCTTCCCGGTCGGGCTGCTCGACGGCTCCTTCGGGCCGGTCTCGTCGACGGTTGGCGCGTTCAGTTCGGACGAGATCCAGTTCGCCGTCGACTTCACGGCGCCGCGGCAATCGTTCGGCGGCTCGGCGCAGTTGGTCACCGGCGTGCCAGAGGCTTCCACTTGGGTAATGTTAGGACTAGGGTTTGGGCTTCTCGGACTCGTCGCACGCCGACGCGCTGGCTTGAGGCTTGCTCTAACCCCCTAGGACAGGCCAAAGGCTCCCGTTAGGGACCGTGTCAGGCCAACGTCAGGAGGGCGGGTAGGCCGACCGCATACCACCTACCCGCCCTCCGCTGTTAAGGTGCA